GACCTCAGATAATAATTCTGCTTTACTTTTAATCATTTCACTCTCCTATTGAATTTTTTTAACATACCGTTTGTATTAACCTTAATTATTCTACAATAAATATAATGTTTTTGTTTTTCGTGTCTATCTATCTTCTTAATTTACCTCGTTTGGAATACCTTCTAAACCCTTTACGGACTTTATTCCATAATATTGATAAAAAATCTTTTTGTCCCTTATATCTACCTGTTGTTGGGCCTGTTTTAAATCCTCTGTTTAAATCCAAAGCATCATACTTACCGGCCTTTACCCCATTCATCATTACTTTAATAACTTGTTGTGATGCTTTACCTAAAATCTTTGACATAGTGTTTATATCTTGTGCGACCATTTTCTTAGCTTCCGTAGAACTATACGCAGCTGGATAAGCTCCGAATCCACCCTGCCCAGCTGATTTAGTTTTAACTGATTTGTAATAGGTGGCGTCGTTTGTATCAGAATCATCTCCTGTGGTCATAAAACGAAATACTTCATCGTCTTCTTCTATTGGTAATTTAGAAATAATATCAGTTTGTTTTGCTAAATCTCTTACATTATTAACAAGCTCATCTTCGACAAGAATTCCAATATCACCCCAATAATTATATTTTAGATATCCTTTGATTTGTCTGATTATTTTTTCTGTATTTTTTAAATTTTTTAAAAAATCTCTCTTAACCTTTTCTCTTTTTGGATTCTTTCTTTCTTCTATTGGCTTTTTACCAACAATATATTCAACCTTTTTCATTTGGTCGTGCGTTTTATCCAACACATCACCTGGTTTGTAATTTTTACCTTTGTTGATTACCATAAAAACAACTGATTTAGGATTGATTGATTTAACGGTTCCCATAGCACCATTGTGTGGACAAGTCGGATTAATATCTTTTACGACATCACCAACTCCGTATGTATATTTATGTACTGATTCAAATTTAGATAAACTCGAAAGTATTTCTGCTTTTTTGGCGGGCGTTGAGCTTTTGTATGTACGTTTAATATAATCGTAATTTTTATCTATCTCTTTTTTAGCATCCTCTGGTTTATCACCACGCTTTACCATAAGATTTAAAATCTTTTTCTTTTCGGCGGGACTCTCTGTAAGATTCATTAATTTTTTATATAATGATTTGTTTTTCATTATTTTTTTAACCAATTTTTCCACGTGACGTAATCCACATAGTTTTCTATGTCACTAAGTGCGACCTTTTGTAAATAATTTTTTCTTGCTGTTCCGCCTTTTTGATGGATAATTTCAAAAGCT